TATTAACATCAGAATATGGAACATTCCCAATTAGTTAGAAGTTACAAAGTATTTCAATCACAAGTTGAAGCACCATTCGAACACGTTAAAACACTATCTAATGGTGATTTAATCGGTAAATGTTATGAATCGATTAAAGATGCCATGACTCAAAAGGAAATTATTTCTTATATTGAAAAGAACCATGTAGAGAATGAATTAATATGATAGTCCTGTCAGCTATAATATTATTCGGTTTAATAACTGTAAAAGAATTCAGATTCGGAGTAATCACATTGATTGGTTCAGCAATAGTATTTACGTTTGTTATAGCAATAGGAGTAATTTTTAACTTATTTTACCCTTGCTACATGGCATTTAAAGAGCGCGATATAAAAGTATTTTTCATTAAGTGGTGGAGACTTATTCGTGGAACATACAGAACTATAGGAAATACGCTATGGTCTATTGCAGTTGACTATGATATACTAGGAAATGTTTGGGGAGGTGAGGCTGCTGAGGATTCGCTTACTACTGAAGAGAATACAATGTTTGGGGAGGATGGCATAACAATGTCGGCAGCGACAGGACATTTGGAATATAACAAGCTATTTATGTTTAAGAGAGGGAAACAGTTAAGCAAGGTCTTAAACTTTGTATTCCACCAAACAAGACACTGCATAGGTTCGTGGGAAAAATACCTAGCAATAAAAGAGATAGACAGAAAAAACCTACACGGGAACAAGAAAAAATAGTACAATGACCCAAGAGAAAAAAGAAGAATTAGAAGTTTTCATGAAGCGAAACGGATGGAATATAGGAACATTCATAACAGTTATATCTGCTGTGTTCTATATGGGTTATGCCAAAGCTGAAATTAGAAAGGATTTAGACCATGCAATAGAGCATGTTGAAGATAGAGAGATACACTCTAGCTTCGAGAAAAATAGTCTTTTATTTGTTCCTAGGAGTGAACTAGAAAAAAGTTTGGATGCGATAGTGAATATGTCAAAAGACAATAAGGCTATGCTAATACGTATAGAACAAAGGATTAACAAATAATTTACGTATATTTGTTAAATGGAAAAAATAACTGAAATCGAATTAGAAAGACTCAATAGTCTTCACACTCAATTTGCTGAGACAAAGGAATCTATATCAGCGCATGAGGTACAAAAATTCATGAGTATAAGAAAGCTAGAGTCACTAGAAACTTCTTTCCGTGAATTGGAAAAGGAATTGTCTAACAAGTACGGGGAAGGTATATCAATTAATACTGGGACTGGAGAAATAACAAAAAAGAAAGATGTCGAAGATTAATTTATACGCAACTCATTTGATGCAAAAAAAAGAATACAAGAATATTTAAAACCTTATTATTTTTATAGTATATTTGTAAAATATAAATACACTATAATGAAAAAAGTAACAAAAGCAGAATTAGAAAATTTACAAACATTGAATACTGAGTTTTCAAAAGCAAGGATTTCAATTGGAGATTTAGAAATTACTAAACAATCTATCTTAGAGAAGATAGATTTAATAAAGTCTAATTTTTCTAAACTAGAAAAAGAATTAATCAGTAAATACGGTGAAGACGCTATGGTAAATATTTCCACTGGTGAAATCACAGAAAAACAAAAAGAATAAATGGGTAAGATAAGTTCATACATTATAGATTCAGTACCAACTTTAAGCGATAAGGTTATAGGCACTGATGTTGATAATGCAAATCAAACAAAAAATTATTCCTTAGGGGATATATTAGGATTGTCTACACTTCAAATTGTCTTAGACAATGATAACGTTGCTATTAACGATATTAATCTTACTGGTAATATTTCATTAACTGGGAACATTTCTATTACAGGAACAGTTACAGATTCATTATTAAGCGTAGGTACGGCTGGTCAAGTTTTATCATCTACAGGGTTAGCGACTGAATGGATAAATATATCTTTGTTAACAGCACCACTACAAGATGTTCTTGATGCTGGTAACGTATCAACAACTGGATTCTTTATTTCTACTGGGACATCATATTCTGAAATAGATAATCTAAAGATTGTTTCTGGCGGGGCTTTATGGGTTATGGGTGCGCTGATAGATTCAGATAACATAATTAATGATGGGACAAAGGTTCTTGGGTCTAAGCCAACAGGCGAACCAATTTGGGTTACACCACTCGGGGGTAGTGCAGAGATGGTATTAACTAGTGCGTCTGGGTCTAGTCAAGTTCCATCTGGGTTAGCTATAGAAATGGATATTTCTTTTGGTCCTGCATCGGGGACTATCTTAGACCCCGTTATGTTATTTGCAGATGGTTCGTTAAAATTTAATGAGACTGGAACGTATTTTATAAATACCCAACTTAACTTATCTAGAGCAATTGGCGTAGGTGGGACAGCTGTTTTACTATACAGACATCTTTTAAATGATGTGGTAAATGGATACACTAATTCATTTTATTTACTACCGTCAGACGTTACTACATCAGAATCGAATTCATTTATGGTTACAGTTACTGCTACTGATGTTCTGCGCTTTGAACTCTTACGTGATAGCTCTGGTTCAAATGAGGGATTATTATTATCATTTAATTCTACATCTTGGGGAGCAATTCCTTCAGCTGCAATCACCATTTGGAAAATGTCTTAAATAAACTTTAATGGTAATAAGAAAAGTATCTATAGGAACAGATTATAAGTCGTCGATGAATTACATCGTTGGGCAATCTGTTATTAACGGAGCGCATTTGATATATGACATCATAAAGACTGACGATAGTATTACCATTTGGATTGAGAATGAAAATAGCGAGGTTGTTAAATGGAAATCAATAAGCATTACAACCCCACACACAATAGAATACAATATAAATATATAACATATGCAGTCACCTCACAGTTTTCTAGTAAAACCGTTGAAGGATAGAAGGTATGACAATATTGTCGATATTGGAGGAATTCAGTTTATAACGAGTTCATCTAAGGAAGACCATACAGCTTCGAATAGATTTGCCGAGGTTATAAACGTCCCTGTAGGATACAGTGGAGATATAGCCATCGGAGATACACTTCTAGTCCATCACAATGTATTTAAGTTTTACAATGCAATGAATGGAAAGGAACGGAGCGGAAAGTCGTTTCTGTTTGATGATATGTTTGCAATTGACCCTGACCAGTACTACATGTATAAGCACGATGGCGAATGGATTTGTGATAGCAAGTCGTCATTCGTTAAGCCTGTAAAGGCAGACAACTCAGTTATAAACAAGGGGTCTAAACATGAACCGTTAAGAGGAGAAGTCGTATACCCAAGCCCATACCTAAAAAGCATTGGTATCAGTAAAGGAGATATGATAAGTTTTGCTCCAAACTCTGAGTATGAGTTCAAGGTTGATGACGAGACTTTATATAGAATTTACAATAGTCACTTAGTAGCTAAATTATAATGGAAGACGAACAAGTAAATCAAAAGAGAAGACTAATCAAGTCAGGAAGGACTGCGGTTAACGAGCTAATTAAGATAGCAGAAAGTATAATCATAAAGCAAGGCTCAGACGAGGAAGACTCAGGACTTGCAGCAGACAAGATGAAGAACGCAGCTGCAGCCAAGAAACAGGCTATATTTGATGCGTTTGAGATACTAAGCAAGGTAGAAGAAGAGGAAGAGAACTTGAACGAAATGATTGAAAACCCGAACAGCAATGAGCGAGAATCAGGATTTGCAGAACGAAGAGCAACCTAGGAGTCTTTACACATTAGTAAAGGGTCACGTTCCAGCCATAGCCATTCGAAATAGAAATAAGGCTAAGAGTTGGGACTACGGTTACGATGAAAAATACGATTTAGTTGTCATATCTAAGGATGGGACGATAGGGGATATTTATGATATAGATGGACTAAAAATTGCACTACCTCCTACTCCAAAATTTATATACAAGAGAAGTAAAAAGAAAGAAGACCAGTACTGGGAACGGAAAGAAGAGCCAGCGGAACTTAAAAAGATTCACTCTATTTTCCAATGGCAAAGAAAGTCAAAAGAGTTTAAGAACAGGTGGGTTGATTATATTGAGACTGAGTTCGACAGAAGAGAGCAAGGCTTTTGGTTCATGAACAATGGAGAGCCTACATACATAACAGGCTCACACTATAAGTACATGCAATGGGACTCGATTGATATTGGGTATCCTGAGTTTAGAGAGGCGAACAGAATACTATGGCTTTTTTGGGAGGCTTGTGTTGCAGACAAAAGATGTTACGGAATGTCTTACCTAAAAATTAGACGTTCAGGATTTTCATTCATGGCTTCATCTGAACTTAATAATGTTGGAACACTTTCAAGAAATGCGCGTTTAGGTATCTTATCTAAGACAGGGGCTGATGCTAAGAAAATGTTTACCGACAAGGTGGTTCCAATTTTTAATAAGCAACCGTTCTTTTTCAAGCCAGTGCAGGATGGTATGGATAAACCTAAGACAGAACTAGCTTTTAGAGTTCCAGCATCAAAAATTACCAAGAAAAACATGTACATCGAGGAGGACGAAAACTCTGTAGATGGCTTAGATACAACAATAGATTGGAAGAATACAGACGACAACTCATATGATGGTGAAAAATTATTAAGACTAGCGCATGATGAAAGCGGAAAGGTATTACCTCCGAATAATATTCTAAATAACTGGCGTGTAACAAAAACTTGTTTACGTCTAGGTAGAAAGATTATTGGGAAGTGTATGATGGGTTCAACTTGTAACGCATTAAATAAGGGTGGTAGCAACTTCAAGTCTTTATACTTTGATTCAAAGGTAGGTAATAGAAATAAGAATGGTCAAACAAAGAGCGGTATGTATGCTCTATTCATTCCTATGGAGGATAATATGGAGGGATTCATAGATAGATATGGAATGCCTGTGCATAGAAAGCCTGAGAAGCCTATAATAGGCGTAGATGGTGAACTAATAGACAACGGAGCTATTGACTTTTGGGAGGCGGAGGTTGACTCTCTTAAAAACGATGCTGATGCGTTGAACGAATTTTATCGTCAGTATCCAAGGAGCGAGTCACACGCATTTAGAGATGAAAGTAAGTCATCAATATTTAACCTAACAAAGATATACGACCAAATAGATTACAACGACGGGGCTATGAATAGCCACATGGTTACTAGAGGTTCTTTCCATTGGAAGAATGGGGAGAAGGATACTGAAGTTGTTTGGAGTCCTGACAGGAATGGAAGATTTCTTGTCTCATGGTTGCCTCCTAAGAGCATGCAGAATAAGTACTACATGAAGAACGGTAGGAAGTATCCTGCAAATGAACTTATTGGCTCGTTCGGTTGCGATAGTTACGATATATCTGGAACTGTTGGTGGAGGTGGTTCAAACGGAGCACTTCACGGAGTTACTAAGTTTCATATGAGTGACGGTGCTCCTACAAACGAAATATTTTTGGAGTATATCGCTAGACCTCAGACTGCTGAGATATTTTTCGAGGAAGTATTAATGGCATTGGTGTTTTATGGGATGCCAATACTTGCAGAGAACAACAAGCCGAGGCTTTTATATCACCTCAAGAATAGAGGATATCGTGGGTATAGCATGAATAGACCTGATAAGATTTTTGCAAAGTTGTCTGTAACCGAGAGAGAACTAGGAGGGATACCGAACTCAAGCGAAGACGTAAAGCAAGCACACGCTGCTGCTATTGAATCGTTTATAGAGAAGTATGTTGGATATGATAGGGACGGAACGTATCGACCAAGCGACGAGATTGGGGTGATGCATTTCAATAGGACATTAACGGATTGGGCTGGATTTGACATCAGCAATAGAACCAAGCATGATGCCTCTATATCATCAGGTTTAGCTATAATAGCGAACCAAAAACACCTCTATACACCGCAAAAAGAAAGTCCAAAAATTAGTATTAACTTTGCTAGGTATGACAATACTAGCAGAGAAAGCAAATTGTTAAAATAAATGGAGAAGGTAAAATTAGATATTAAGGCGGTTAATTTCCCTGGGAAACCTGTCTCGGATGCTGAAAAAGCAACCATAGAGTTTGGTCTAAAGATAGGTCAAGCTATTCAGTATGAGTGGTTCAGAAAGGATAACAACAGTTGTCAGTACTATGGAAGGGATGCCGAATTTAATCGTAGGCGACTTTATGCTAGAGCTGAACAGCCTATCCAAAAGTACAAGAACGAGTTGGCTATTGATGGCGACTTGTCTTACCTTAACTTGGATTGGACTCCAATATCTATTACTCCTAAGTTTGTTGACTTGGTTGTTAACGGAATGGCTGACAGGGTATTTAAAGTAAGAGCCGATTCTCAGGATGCGTTGTCGGTAAAAAGAAAGACTGAGTTTCAGGATGTGATTCAGGGAGAGATGCTGGCTAAACCTATTTTAGAAAAGATAGGACAAGACTTTGGAATAAACACATTCATAAACGATAAAGATACACTGCCTGAGAATGATGAGGAATTGCAACTGAAAATGCAATTGGATTATAAGCCAGGGATTGAAATAGCAGAAGAGATTGCTATTACAACTATTCTAAAGTCGAACCATTACGACGACCTAAATACTAGACTAAATTATGACTCAACTGTAATAGGAATGGCTGTAGCAAAACACAGCTTCTTAGACGGTGGAGGAGTTGAACTTAAATACATTGACCCTGCAAGGGTTATTCATAGTTATACGGAAGACCCTCACTTTAAGGACTGCTTCTATTGGGGAGATGTTGAGACTATTGGAATATCAGAACTGGTAAGAATTGACCCGAAACTAACTCCAGACGATTTATCAGAAATTCAAAAGACAAGTACGTCATGGCTTAACTATTTCCCAGAGGTATCGAGTCAAAGTACTTTATATAACGAGAACACTTGTACGTTATTAAACTTCAGATATAAGACCACGAAAAGTTTTGTTTACAAGAAAAAGAATTTAGACGAAGGAAATTCTAGGGTTATACCTAAAGATGATTCATTTAACCCTCCAATGGAAATGATGGAGGAGGGCAAGTTCGAGAAGATTGAAAAAAGAATTGAGGTATGGTACGAGGGTATCATGGTCGCTGGAACTAATATAATGTTGAAATGGGAGTTGATGGAGAACATGGTTCGTCCTAAGTCTGCAACTCAAAGAGCAATGCCTGGTTACGTGGCTGTAGCTCCTAGAATGTATAAAGGTTCGATTGAGTCTTTGGTATCAAGAATGATTCCATTCGCAGACGCATTGCAGATGAACCACATGAAACTTCAACAGGTCAGTGCTAAGATTGTACCAGACGGTGTATTCATTGACGCAGACGGCTTGAATGAGATTGACTTAGGTAACGGTGCTGCTTACAATCCTGAAGACGCTTTGAGACTATACTTCCAAACGGGTAGTGTAATCGGTAGAAGTTTTACTCAGGATGGAGACTTTAATAACGGAAGAGTTCCAATCACGCAACTAAACTCATCTTCGGCTCAGACAAAGATTATGTCACTGATTAGTCAGTACAATCACTATCTGAATCAGATGAAGGGTGCGATTGGAGCTAATGACGCTATGGACGCATCTACCCCACACCAAGACGCATTGGTTGGTATACAGAAGTTGGCAGCACTATCATCAAACGTTGCGACAAGACATATTCTTGACGCTTCTATATATATGCGTAGAACTTTGAGTGAAGGCATTGCATATATGATTTCAGATTTATTGGAATACTCTGAGTATAAGGATGAATTAATTAACCAAATTGGTAAGCATAATGTTTCTATTCTCGATGATATTAAGGACTTGTACTTGTTTGACTTTGCTATTTTTATTGACGTGGCTCCAGACGAGGAAGAGAAAGCATTCCTAGAACAAAATATTCAGGCAGCGTTGCAAGACGGTGGAATTGATTTGGAGGATGCTATTGATATACGTGAAATAAACAATATCAAGTTGGCAAACCAATTGCTAAAAGTTAAGCGTAAGCAGAGAAGAGACTACATGCAGAAGATGAAGGAGAAGGAACAGCAAATGATTTCTCAACAACAAATGCAGTCTCAACAAATGGCAGCGCAAACGGCAGCACAAAAAATTCAGTTAGAGGCTCAGGCTAAGATACAAGTTAAACAGGCTGAAGGTCAGTCATCTATATCTGTATTAGAGCGTGAAGCACAACTTAAGTCAGACTTAATGAACCAGGAGTTTAACCTCAATATGAAGTTAAAGGGTCTTGACGTTCAGGTTAAACAACAGTTGGAAGATAGAAAAGAGAAGGCTAAGGATGACAGAACTAGAATCCAAGCATCTCAGCAATCGAAACTAATTAGTCAGAGACAGTTTGACTTGCCTCCTATGACTTTTGAGTCTAATGAAGACTCGATGGACGGCTTTGATATGGCTGAGTTTGACCCTAGATAGAGCTTAAATAAGTAATAAATATAATACATAAATTTGTAAAAATTAAATCAAATGGAAAAAATAACTGTAAAAAGCGTTGAATCAACGGGTTCAAAGTCTGCTTCGGATATCGAAAGAGAGGCTTTGAGAAAAGTTGGAGGACTAGAAGAAGAAACTAAACCTGAAGTGGTTAATACCACTGAAGAGACAGAAGAAGAAGAAGTAATTGAAGAAACGATTGAAGAGAATGAACTTAGCGAGGCTGAGATTTTAAACTACTTCAAGAATAAGCATGGTAAGGAGCTGGAATCACTTGATTCTTTATTTGTAACTAAAGAGGAGCAAAGACAATTACCAGAAGATGTTTCAACTTACTTGAAATATAAAGAGGAAACTGGAAGGGGTCTTAATGACTTCCTAAAGTTGAACGAGAGTATTGATAACTTGAATGACGATGAAAAGTTAGCTAGATTTTACAGCGCAACCGAGAAGGGTCTTGATGCTGAAGATATCGCTGACTTGATTAACGACAAGTTTTCATATGACGAGGACTTTGCTGACGATGTAGAAATTAAACGTCAGCAAAGAAAAAAGAAAAGAGAAATCGCTAAGGCGACTGAATTTCTTAACGAACAGAAACAGAAATATTCAACACCGTTAGAGTCTAACGGGAAAGGTTCTGAAGAAGTGAGCGAGGAGATTAAAGCCTACAGAGAATACATTGGTAAAGCAACAACACGCCAAGAGCAAGCCAAACGTGAACGTGAATGGTTTAGCAAAAAAACAGATGAAGTATTTAACCCTGATTTCAAAGGTTTTGAGTTTAAGGTTAACGACAAGTCAATCACATTCCCGTTGTCAAACGTGAACGAGGTTAAGGATACTCAAACGGATATCACTAACTTCATTAAAAAGTTCACCGACGAGCAGGGATTAATGAAAGACGCATCTGGGTATCATAAAGCATTATCAATGGCAATGAACCCTGAAGCATACGCTAAGTTCTTTTATGAGCAAGGTCAAGCAGACAGCGTTTCTGATACGTCCAAGTCGTTTAAAAACACGACACTAGGAGGACACAAAGTACCAGAGACAAGAAGCGGAGACAAGCCTATAGCAAGAGCTGTTGATAGCGGAAGTGGAAAGGGACTAAAAATTAAAAAACGAAACTAAAAACTAAAAAACAATGGCTGGAACAATTTCCGCAGGAGGCGTTGATTTACAACCGTCTTCCGAGCAAGTAGCATTAGCTACAAATTATATTACCGATTTCGACTTCTTGAATCAGTACTTACCTGATACATATGACGCGGAATTCGCAAGATATGGTAACCGTACCGTATCTGGATTTTTAAGAATGGTTGGAGCTGAACTTCCTTCTACTTCTGATTTGATTAAATGGGCTGAACAAGGTCGTTTACATACAAAATATATTGACTGTGCATCAGGGTCAGCACCAGCAGCAGATACTGCTACTATTACTGTTAGTGACACATTAGTGCCAGCTACAGGAAGTATTGCGATTCGTGTTGGTCAAACAGTTCATATTTCTGACAACGCTGGTTCAGGGTCTAACAAGGCGATTGTAACATCTGTAAATACTGGAGCAGGAACTTTTGATGTAGCTTATTACGAAGCTGGAGGTCAAGTTTTCGCTGCTGCTGATACGTTAACTGTATTCATTTACGGTTCTGAGTTCGGTAAAGGTACTAACGGAATGTCAGGTTCTTTAGAGGCTGATGACTTAATCCTTGAGAATAAGCCAATTATCTTAAAAGATAACTACGCTGTAAACGGTTCTGACATGGCTCAAATCGGATGGGTAGAGATTGCAACTGAAAATGGAGCAAGCGGTTACTTATGGTACATGAAGTCTGAACACGAGACTCGTTTACGTTTCGATGACTACTTGGAAACTTCAATGGTTGAAGCTGTTCCCGCTGAAGCTGCATCAGGAGCTATTGCTACTGTAGCTGGTACTGACGGTATCTTCTACTCTATCAATGCACGTGGTAACGTTTGGTCTGGTGGTTATCCAGTTTCTTTATCTGATTGGGATACAATTGTAGCTCGTTTAGATAAACAAGGAGCTATCGAAGAGAATGCAATCTTCAACAACAGAGCAATGGGCTTTGCAATTGATGACATGATTGCTGAACAAAACGGTGGTTATTCTGGTGGTACTTCTTACGGTCTATTCGACAACGACAAGGAGATGGCATTAAACTTAGGATTCGTAGGATTCCGAAGAGGATATGACTTCTACAAGTCTGATTGGAAATACTTGAACGACCCTACTATGCGTGGTGGTATCGGTTCAGGTAAAGTAAGTGGTATGTTAGTACCTGCGGGAACTACTACTGTTTATGACCAAGTACTTGGAGCAAACGCTAAACGTCCGTTCTTACACATTCGTTACCGAGCTTCACAGTCTGAAGACAGACGTTACAAAACTTGGATTACTGGTTCTGCTGGTGGTGCTAAAACATCTAGCTTAGATGCAATGGAAGTTAACTTCCTTTCTGAGAGATGTGTTTGTGTAATGGGAGCAAATAACTTCGTATTATTCGAAGGATAGTATATATAGAGGGTACGGTGCAATGCCGTACCCTTCTTTTTAACAATAACTAAAATAAAATAAAATGTTTAATAAAAAAGAACCGAAGGATATGTCCTTCATTTTGACTCGTAAGTCATCCCCTTTAAGCTACATGCTTAATTCAAGAAACACAAGGTCTAACCCATTACAATATTGGGACAATGACAAAAAAATTAACAGAATTCTTCGTTACGCTGTGAACCAAAAAAGCCCGTTTGAAGACGAGCAGGATGGTCATGCTATTATTGAGCCAATCATTTTTGATGACGGTTCATTGTTTGTTCCAAAGACAAATCCAGTGCTACAAGAGTTTTTACTATTGCATCCACAGTACAATAAATCATTCAAACTAATGGATAGAGCGGTTGACGCTCAAACAGAGTTAGAAGAAATGGATGCTTCAGATGAGGCTGCTTCATTGGCAAGAAAATTATCCATCGAACAAATGGAGTCAATTGCTATTGTTCAGTTGAATCTTAAAGTAGATAAGATGACTACTCCTGAAATCAAGAGAGATATAATTCGATTTGCTAAGAATAACCCACACAAGTTTATGGGTCTAGTTGATGACCCAGACCTAGACTTATCAGGAATGGTATCAAAGTGTTTCACGGCAGGTCTATTAAAGACTAGAAGCAATGACTCACAGATTTGGTATAACCTATCTGACAACAAGACTAAACTTATAGACGTTCCTTACGGTAATGACTATAGAACTGAGCTTGTAAACTTCCTAAAAACTGATGATGGCATTAAAGTTATGCATGTATTGGAGAAGGAAATAGCTGAGGCTTAAAAATTAATATATAAATGAATTAAGGGGTGCAGATAGACTGTACCCTTTTTTTCGTTATATTTGTTAAAAAATTAACTGAATGATAAACTCTGTTCGAAATACGGTTTTATCCGTTTTAAACAAAAATAACTACGGATACATATCTCCTTCGGATTTTAATCTGTTTGCAAAGCAGGCTCAGATAGAGATATTTGAAAGTTATTTTAGTAGATACAACTACCAAATCAATAAAGAGAATGCTAGAAAGTCAGGAACAGATGATGCAAATATTGCACAGTCTATAGCCGAGACAATTGAAAAGTTCTCAACATCAAATATTTTACTACCGATAGTTGCTGGGGAAGTAAGTCACTATATGACTCTTCCTGAAGATTACTTCATGATTCAGAAAATGAATTATCATCAAACTATACTGTCATCAGGAGGTATAACTTCTCCTGCTACAGCTGGTCAAGAACTACGAGACAGTGGTGCTACGTTTACAACAGATGGTATATCTCAAGGTGATATTGCAGTAAACTTAGTCACAGGCGAGGTTGCATATGTGATATCAGTTGTCAGTGATATCGCTATTCATTTGACTAGAAGTATTTACGAAGACGCACAGGGTTACGCTATTCTTAGTTTAGTTGGTGTTCGACCAATTGAAAAGGTAAGTCAATCAAAGATAACGCTACTAACAAACTCGAATCATACTGCCCCTACAGTTACTTACCCAGCATATGTATTGAGTGAGTCTGAGTCTACGGCTACTGGAGAAATTGTGGCACTATATCCGTTAACAATTGCTCAACCAGGTTCGGTTGTTATTCAATACATAAGATACCCACGTGAACCTAAATGGACTTACTCTGACGTTCCATCGGCAGACGGTGAGCCATTATTCGACTCAACACAGTCTGACTATCAAGACTTTGAGCTTCCTATTTTGAGTGAGCACACGTTGGTATTGAAGATACTAGAATACGCTGGAATCTCGATAAGAGAGGATAATGTCGTTGGAATAGCTGCGAAGCTAGAGGATAGAGAAACTAATTTAGAAAGATAATATGGCTTACATTTCAGCTTATCAGTACTATGAAAATGGAGGTGCTGCTCCAGAGGATGCTAATTGGGGTTCGTACCAATATGTTTCATTGGTTGACATTGTTAATAACTTTGAACTAATGTATTCTGGGAATCACTCACTTGTTAATAACGAGGAGAGGTATAAGATACTATTCCATGCAAAACGAGCAATACAGGAGTTAAACTATGACGCATTCAAGGAGATTAAAATTCTTGAGTTAAATGTGTGTGATAATTTAAGGTTTGTATTACCTCCCGACTATGTGAATTGGGTACGTATTTCGCTTTATAAAGACGGAGTACTAAGACCATTAACAGAAAATATTCAAACGAACTACAGTGACGCTTACTTGCAAGACAACGACTGTAGAATTTTATTTGACGAGGATGGTAATATTTTAAAGCCTGAGCATTCTACACTAGACTTTGATAGAATAACTGGTCAAAAGAGAAGTATTTACCTTAACGAAAACTCTAGGTTCGATAACCATGAGGGATGGAACGTTGACGGTAACTGGTACTTTGACTTTGCTGTTGGAGCTAGGTATGGTTTAAATACCGAAACTGCAAATGCAAATCCAACGTTTAAGATTGATAGTAAGGGTGGAGTAATTAATTTCAGTTCAGGAATGGCTGAGGAGCTTTGCGTTTTAGAATATGTCAGTGACGGTATGGAAGGCGGTGATGATACCGTAATTTCTGTGAATAAATTATTTGAAGACTATATCTACGCAGAGATTGAGTGTAGGCTTTTAGATTCAAAGTTAGGTGTACAGGAATACATTGTAAGGAGAAAGCAAAAGAAACGCTCGGCACTACGTAGAAACGCTAGGATTAGAATAAGTAACATGCACCCAGGTCGATTACTTATGAACATGAGAGGTATTGATAAACAAATTAAGTAGATGAAGATAACCAGAAGTTTCACGAAAGGTAGAATGAATAAGGTATTCGATGAACGCCTTATCCCCAACGGTGAATACATCGACGCAATGAACGTTCGCCTTGGTTCCACCGAGGAGAGTGAGATGGGTGCTATTGAAAATGCTAAAGGAAACGAGCAAATAACTGAATTAGAATACGAAGGGACTGCACTATCAGAAGATGCCGTGTGTATAGGGTCTATGGAAGACACTAGCTTCAACACTATCTATTGGTGCGTTCATGACCCGAGTTGGAAACCGATAGATAGTGTTGAAACAAGAATACTAGATATGATAGTGTCATATGATGTTGTGAATGATGTATTGATATACAATGTAACTAGTATAAATGATGGTGTTGGAACTGAAACAGTATTAAACTTCGACCCTTTGTATAGAGTAAATTCAATGGATAAGGTTGATAACCTACTATTTATAAATGACTTTAAGAACCCACCAAGAAGATTCAATGTACTAACTCCATACTATCAACCAAGCGCATTAGATATAAACGTTATTGTTCAGCCTCCGTCAGCATCACCAATAGTAGAATTAATAAAACAAAACGGTCAGGAAACTTATTTAGACACAAGATTTCTTTGTTTTGCATATAGATTCAAGTACAAGAACGGAGAGTATTCTGCTCTATCGCAATTTTCAAAGATTGCATTTGCACCTAATGATTTTAAACTCAACAACGATACATTCCAAAACGATGGAATGACTAACGCATTTAACTCAGCAATTTTAGAGATAGAAACTGGGACTAGTAATGTTGATGGGGTTGATATTGTATTTAAGTTTTCAAACTCTAACGTAATTAATATCATAGGAAAGTATGATAAGGCTCAATTAGGATGGATGGATGATATTACCGTACTTGTTTTATTTAAAAACAAGAAGGTTTACACCACTCTACCTGAGATAGAGTTATTCAGACTGTTTGACAATGTACCTCATAAAGCACAAGCCCAAACCATAATGGGCAATAGGCTTATGTACGGTAACTACATTGAAGGGTATAATGTCATTGACGAGGATGGAAGAGATTGTAAGATTCAGTTTACTACTGAGGTTATATCAACACCTGTAGAGGAAGAGTTTCTTATAATAACCAAGTCCCCAACGACATACAATATAGACCCTTCAGGGGCTGAAGTTGTTAACGGTTCAACTATAACCGTCAATATGGATAATGTAGCTTCTGATTTAACTGCTGGAAGTAGATTAACATTGGATATGACACTATCTCATATGTTATATAAGTCAACAGGACTTCTGCCTACTACAACTCCTTCATCAATAAATATAAATATAAGTGTATCTGTAACTCTTCAGAATGATTATGCATCTGTGGCTTTATTTGTAGCAAGTCCTGAATTTGAAGAGGCTATAGGAGAAACTACATTCACGCCAATAGACGATTGTGGTACTGTTGATTCTGGGAACTCATTAACTGACCAAATTAATTGTGGCTCATTTACACCATTACTACCATATCAAGGCTGGTTCAAAGAAACTAGCGGTGTAACAACCACCGATGAAGGTATAAACGTATCTACTACTGGGGATACGTTTAGTTTATCTATGGTGGCTATGAGATATGATTTAACATCATCTCCTGGAACATATAATGCGGTTTATGAATACTTTCAAGTAGCATATGCTAAAGCATCATTTTATAAAGAAGATATAGGTAGAAGTTTACACAGTAAACGTGACTATGAGACTAGTATTATATACATGGATGAATATAATAGGTCAACTACATCGCTAGTAAGTACTGGAAACACAGTTTATGTAGAGCCGAATAAATCAGCTTCAAAAAATAATATTAGAGTAACAATACCTATTACTCAAAGACCTCCATATTGGGCTACTAAATATAAATTTGCGTTGAAGCCATCTGAATTAGGTTATGAAACTATATATTCAAATATATTCTTTAATGAGAATGTAGATGGTAGCACTTATTTTAAATTAGAAGGAGATAATCAAAATAAATGTAGCGTAGGGGATAAGTTAAGGGTAAAGAAAGATATTTCAGGATATTTAGATAAGTACGTAGAAGTAACAGTAACAGACATTTCGGCTCAACCTAGAAATTTTTTAGAGTCAAACACAGAATTGGAAGAGCCATCTGGACTGTATATGCAATTAAAATCTAATGCGTTTGATACAGACTATCTTGGCGGATATATTAATGAAAATGGACTTAGAGAGCGTGAAACGTACTTATTGTATCCTATATACTCAGAGAACCCTAAGTATAACGATGGTGCTGATGTAAGCCCAACAAATACAGAATTCTTACCTTGGGCGGTTCCAGCAGGAAGTCAAATAGAAATAGGAATTTCATTCACTGGTTACGACATAGAAGGAAATATACAGACATATATATATAATAAAACATATACGTCTAGTGGTAACTATAGCAATATGTATGATTGGGTTCAGGGAGATAACATAAGTTTCTACACAGGTGAAGCTTTTTCTACTGATGGTGATGGAATAACTACAGAAAATATATATTATGATGAACTATATGATTACATACTAGATACAGGTAGTAATGAAATTACAATCCCTGGAGTAATACCTGAGTCACATAGATTCCAATTCCTTTGGTATAATCCAGATTTAGCGTCACCGTCTGACTCCGAATCAGGACAAATGTATTTAGGTCTTAGAAATGGTAATCAAGGAACAGGTGTATTTAATATGGTTAATTGTAGTATCAAGATTCTATCTGGAGGCGACTTATTCGTCTTCGAAACAATACCAACTGAAGCTGACCCTGATGTTTTCTATGAGGATAGTGATGTTTATGACATTGTAGACGGATTCCATGCTGGGAACATCCAAACACAGACAGGTACTTTACCTGCGATATCAGACCTATCATTCTTTGACTGCTTCTGTTTCGGTAACGGAGTAGAGAGTTACAAGATTGGCGATGGTCTTACATCACCTTCATTCACATTAGGGGAGCGTTTCTATGCGGTATCTCAAGAAGACTACAAAGAAGCCGAGAGATTCGCTGATATTACTTACAGTGGTATTTATAATGCCGAAACGAATGTGAATAAACTGAACGAGTTTAACTTAGCACTAGCAAACTTCAAGTCACTAGAAAAAAGTTTTGGCTCAATTAGAGTTTTATCAGGAAGGGCTAATGATGTTCTAACTCTACAAGAAGATAAAATTTCTTATGTACTTTCAAGTAAGGAGCTTATAAGTTCAGCTTCAGGAGGAGGAACAATTACATCAGTTCCAGAAGTACTTGGAACTCAGATAGCTAGGATAGAGAACTTCGGGATTAGCAATAACCCAGAGAGTTATACTGAGTGGGGATATGATAAATTCTTCTTAGACCAAAAAAGAGGTTCGTTAATAAAACTAACAGGCTCAGGATATGACGAGCAGTTGACTGTAATATCTAATTTAGGGATGCGGTCTTGGTTTAGAGACTACTTAAAAATAACTCCGAATACACAAAAACTAGGAGGATATGACCCTTATATGGGAGAGTATGTGCTTGCAGGGAACTTGGACTCACTTCCACTTGAACCGTTTATTGCTCAGTGTGGAGAAAGAATAAGAAAGACAACTGATGTCACTAGTGTTGAATGGGACGTTATACTATCTCCAGGTTCTGGCACTTGTACTGTGAACTATACCATATCGTTTATTCCTGACGGTGGAACTGCTAATGTGACAATAACTTATAATGGAACTCCATACACATCAGGAGATGTAACAGGGATTGGCTCATTTACATTTGCAAAAGTGGTTGGTGTTGAAACTGCTAGTGTTGAGGTCACATTATCAGACCCCGTCACTGTAACATATTCGGTAACGGTTGGATGCCCTGTTGATAACAATCCACAGATTACTCAGGTAGCTTTATCAACAGTTGACACAGGCATAAATTATATCCACAACGAATTCTTTTGGACTCAGGGAACATACGTAAGTCCAACGCAAAGTGAATTGGTCTTAATACAAAGTACTGATGACCAAATAAACGTTAATCAGTTTACAACTCTTACAGGAAACTCAGGAGTTGGTATGATTCCTCCAACTACAGGTGGCACGGTAACTATACGTATTCAGTCAACGAAAAGGGACTTTGACGACTTTACATTCGGCTCAAGTGAACTGAAATACTTACTATCAGCAACCGAGTTGGATAACTCTCCAACAGGGATAACAAGCATGCTGTCAGCAGCTACTACACTAACTCCATTGGTTAATCCAACTACAGGGGTATACTACTACGACATCACGTACACGCAAGTTCAAGCAGCATTTAAGCCTTACATTTACCTAATATACGACTACAGATAATGGCTAAACCAACGATAACACCATCAATTGCACCGCAGTTAACTAGTTATACGCTCACGTATAGCGACTCTGTTAAAGGGTTCCCGTCATTCTATTCGTTCTATCCTGAACAGATTCAAGGAATGGGACAGAACCTGTACACGTTTAAGGGTGGAAATATGTTTGTTCATAACTCAGACAATGTAGACAGATGCACGTTCTATGGTGATTTTACCGCTATGAGTGTAAGGTCTGTACTGAACGAGGCTCCGACAACGACCAAGGTATTTAAAACAATATCGCTTGACGCAACAAATGAGTGGGGATTTGCAGGGTTCACAGACTTAGAAACGGGGGATATTGATTCAGACTACTTTGAGTTAAAGGAGGGGAACTACTTCTCGTTTATTCGTGGTAATGGAGCAATACCTGTTACTGATTCAGAACTACCACTAAGGTCATCGCAAGGGGTTGGAACCCCTAGTATTGTAATTACTGGAGTGCCAGCAAACATCATTATATACTATCCATACAAGACGGTTGATAATATAATGAGTGTCGGTGACTTATTGTACTACTTCAATTCGGGAGTGTATACCTTATGTGGTGTAATTACGTCAATAGAGAAGAAGTCTTACGACGCTGCTCCAGTAATATATAACAAAATAACAGTAGACTCAACCACAGGTATTGGAGGTGATGCAGGAATAACCGATACAGACTATACGTTTTATGTAAAAAATTCAGTTGCAGAATCTCACGGGTTGAGAGGCTACTACATAGAGTTTATAATCGAAAATTATCAAACAACTCAGTCTGAAATATTTGAAGTAGGCTCTGAGGTATCTAAAAGTTTTCCATAATGACGGTAAGAAAATTGAATGAAAATGACTATGACGAGATATTATGTGGATGGTGGAGGGAATGGAGAAAAACACCTCCACCTAAAGACATGTTACCCGAAAATGGTACGGGTGGATTCATAGTATATGACGGGGAAACCCCTGTCTGTGCGGGATTCATGTTCAATACAAACTCTGCATTGGTATGGATTGAGTTCATTGTGTCGAATATAAACTACAAAGACAAAGAAAAAAGAAGGTATTGTATATCACTTCTTGATGAAACAATTACCTCATTAGCTAGAAAATTAGACAAAAAATACGTATATTCGCTTCTGAAAGGAAACAGTAAGTCCTTGTTAGACGTGAGTATTTCTCAAGGTTATAAATATAATACCGAAAGGTATAACGAAATGATTAAAAAAATATGGGAGTAGGAGCAGCGATAATTGGAGGAATAGGTGCAGCAGTACAAGTTGTTGGTGCTGTAAAATCTTTCTCAGACGCAAAGAAACAAAAAGACTTAAAGGATGAAGCTGACAGAGAAGCAGCTCAAGCAATGATTGAGATGGAGAATCTTCTTCAAACTAATTACGCAGAAAGCGTCCAAGTACCTTTAGAGCCTTATGAATTAGCAATGCAAGGAAATGCTGCGGTTCAATCACAAAATATTCAAGCATTAAGAGAATCTGGTGATAGAGCCTTAATAGGCGGTGTAGGAAAAGCTATGGCTGCTGGAGCTGATGCAAATGAAGCTCAACGTTTACAAATGCAAAGAGATTTAATGAATAGAGACATGAGAGTCGCTGCTGAAAACGATAGAATTAGAAATCAACAAGTCGGTGTAGAACTAGGCACAGTTCAAGGAGCACAAAAGGCTGCTGCACAAGCGGAAGTGAGAGCTATGCAATTAAATGCTCAAGGTTTCCAAGGACTAGCTGGAGCCGCAAGTACAGGGTTAGATGCTATGGGTCTTTATGAAGGCTTTGGTGGAGGTCAAGGAGGCGGTGCTAATACTAGTATGGCTCCAAATACTCCAATTTATAACCAACCGAACACAATGAATACGTGGTACCCCGATGGTATAGTTCCTCCGACTACCGTAACTAATGACCAAATAAATCAAGGGAATCAAGTTGTGGGAGGTGTAGGAGGCGGTGCTGATTATTGGAGTGACTTTAATATAGATGGAGAATAATGGCTGAATTTTATAATTACGTAAAGAGAGATTACACCGACGCACCTGATTGGGCTTCTGTTACTAAAGAAATTAGTGATGAATTAACAGAGATTTCAAAGGCTCGTGTTGAAAAAAGGGCTGAGATAGAGAAATCTACTCAAGAAACTATCAATGCTTTGAATCAGCAAGAGATGGGTGCTAATCAGACTTTAAACCAAATGGTATTGGATGGAAGTCGTGAAGCAACATCTTATTTATTAGCTCAAAATAAATTACTGAAGCAGAACAAGATTAAGCCTGAACAGTATATGACTGCGAAACAGGCTCAGTTAGATGATTGGAATACATTAAGTGGCTCTGTAAAGACTTGGCAACAAGACTATTCAGAATACACAACTAGAATGGAAGAAGATAAGTCTGCTGGAATGGAGCAGTCTATGGCTGAATGGAATGAAAGTTTCGGAAATGTATCAAACAAATCTATCGTAGTCAATCCTACAAATGGAAGGTTATACGTAACTACCAAAAATGAAGATGGTAGCATAAGCAAAGACCCTAAAGATATGGTTACTGTTAATGCTCTGAATAACAGGATGAAGGATAGAATCGACAAGTATGACATAAACGGAGCTGTTCAAAAGCAAGTTAGTCAACTAGGTCAAATACTAAAGGTTGTTAATAAGGATGGTGTAATGACTGCTGATGATGTTCGTCAGAATGAAAAATTTATAGCAGCTAAACCTAAAATGATTACCGCTTTATTAGGAAGTGACAGAAACATAAGCAGTATCTTATCTGATTCTGTTGGTGGATATAGCTTTACCCAAGACCCTAAGATGCAGGGTAAAACTGACGCTAATGGTAATGAGCTAATTTTACTCAAGCCTGATGCCAATGGTTTATATCAACCTGATTTTACAGCAGAGCAAAAACAAGCTGCTGAAGATTACGTTGATGACCAATTAGAAATGCAGATTGGAAGAAAAGAGACACCTACTCCTAGAAAGACATCATCACCTGGCAGAAGAAAAACTACAGGCGAAAAAACAGCCAGTGCTAAATTTGAACTAGCACATCAAATAGCAAGCGGGAATCAAGACGATATTAATAGAATCGTGCAAGACGAATCCGCTGGAATAAGAGGTATCGAGCTGAATGATGGTACTTGGACTATAGCCTTCGATGACGTTTCAAAGCAGAAACAAACATTTCCTTCTACGGGGAACACTGTAAATGATGCACTAAAAATATACCAATACACAGTAGGTAAAGGAGAAAGTGCAGCAAGTGCAGACGTAGCAAGAAAGGCATGGGGAAAACAAGGTGGTGGCTCTCCAGAGGGATGGTCAGCAGACTTAACGATTGATGATGTTAGGTTTTCTGAGATTAAAGATGCAGAAGGTGGAAGTGCGTATGAAAAGCTATCAGGAATACTAAATAAAAACAATAGAATACTTGCTGACGTTATAAGCGACATTAACTATGCCGTTGAAGGCTTTCAATTACCTGGTGGTATAAAAAATGATATGAATGTTTCCGTTAAAAATAACAAGATAGTCATAGCATCTAGCCTACTAGACGCAGAAATAACTACAGACCTAGATGGCGCACCGCAAGCATTAAGAACGGCACTAGACAAAATAACAAAAAACGCAGTAGCTAAATATAACCAAAGGGAACAGTCACAATCTTCAGGAGATAAAATGTCTTTCCCTGAATGGAAAAAAGTAAATCCAAATGGGAGTTTCAAAGATTATAACGCATATTTCAATAAATAAAAAATGGAGAACGACAATTTAACAGACCTATTCGAAGTATTAAAAAGCCAAGGTGTTTTTCAAACTCAAGAACAAATGATGTCTGTAATAGAATCAGACGGACTTGAATCTTTGTATGGGGTTATGCCTAAAGGTATGTTTAATGATGTGCAAGAATTTAGCACTACATTCAATCCCGTAAAAAAAAAAGAAGAAACTATGGTCGATTCTGGGCAACCTGCTACAGATACGCCTGTATTGGAATCGAAATCCGTATCACCTTCAATAGACGCTACTCGTTTTCAACCGCCTTCGGATGGCTCTACTTTAGAGTCTCAGCCATTAAGCGTTGAAGATTACCTGACTCAAGACGCACCTGCTTATACTCCTCCAAGTGTAAAAGATGAATTCAATGCTAACGAAAGATTAGCAAATGCTCCTAAAGTGGAACAGACTTTCGATGAAATGAAGTCTAGTTCTGAGCGCGTATACAAAGAAAATAAAGCAATACAAGCCGAACAAAAACAGAAACGTGAAAAAGAAATTATTGACATTTATGTGCCTGAGATTGCTAAGAAAAATAATATCTCGGAAGACAAGGTTAGAGAAAATCTTTCAGATTGGGCTTTAAGCAGCCTTGCCTCAGACCCAAATGGAGAACGTATAGATGAACTAGACCTTAACGGTATAGAGGGCGGTAATGTAGAAATGCTAGACGTTAGGAATAAACTAGCTGATAAAAGATTATCAGAACTAGGAGAACAAAAGAAACAAGAGGCGATTAAAAAATTAACCGAGTATAAAGGCGGTGACTCAGAACTAGCTCAAGAAGAATTTAAAAAAGAGATGGATGAAGTTTCTATGAAGTTTTTAAGTCCTGAAGAGAAGAAGGCGAAACAGTATAGAGATGATATAAATATAATTCTTTCAAATCCTGAATTAAGTCAAGAGGAAAAAGATTTTGCTAAGAAAAAGTTAGAAGCGTTCGATAAGTTAACTTCAAGCGGAGTATATTCTGGGAATCAATTATATGACCCTAGAACTGGTAATTTTGTGTCAGGAAACACTAAAGACAAAGAGATTCTTGAATTTAACGCTGAAATAAACAAAAACGCAATTAAATATGAAAATACCGACTTAGGCACATTAAAAAAACGTAGGGATGATTTATATTTTCAGTTTCAACAGTATGTAAATGAAGTAATGGTTAAACAGCCATTAGAAGTCGGAGGAATTACTAGAGAAGTATTTGTTAATAGAGCTGGCTTATCAGACCCTAATAATGCTCAAGGAATTGGAGTTAGATTTCCTGATGATTTTAAACGTCAGGTTGCTTTAGAATCTTATAATAAAACGTTTAATGGATATAAGGATTTATTTTTAGGGAATTTAGGCGGAGAAGGTGACGACTCTGAAGCATTTAAATTATTAAACAGCGGTCTATGGGGAGATAATGCAACAAGCAAGGCTAATCAACTGTTAGCTGACTATATGGCTGTCAATAAAATGATAGCTCTAAATAAAGACCCAGGGGGTGTAGATGATTCAGGTTTTTTTGGAAGTGTTGGACAAGGTTTAAAAGAGTCTTTAGGCGGAACCTCAACTTCTGAGGCAGTAATTGCAGACAGACAGATAGAGCAATTAAAAAATCTAGGATACGAAATAACTCCTGAACAGAAAGATAAGCTAGAAAAGAGCATGACTCAAAAAGTGGGTTATGCAGTGGGTTCATCTATACCTGCATCGATAGAGATAGGCTTGGAAATAGCACTACTGAATAAAGTATCAGGAGTTCTAAAAATTCCCGAACTAGCTATAGCAATATCAAAAGGAAATAAGGCAGCGCAGTTTGCATCAACACTAGTTATGGAAACAGGAGTTAACGCTGCTGCATTTAGTTTAGCAGGTGAAGGAGCTGCTTCAGGTACAGGTGAGGGTGTCGGTCAAGTATTAGGCTCCGCATTAATGAATAAATTCAAGGTAGCTAATAAAATACTTAATGTAGGAGCTAGAGCAATATCAGGGGCTTCAGTTGAGACATTAGCTGAATATTCAGGTCAATATCTAGGAGAGCTTTCAGATAATGGATTTGATTGGCAGAAGGCATCTGAAGAAACATTTGGTAAAACTGCTGACGATGCAATTGAAAAATTAGCTATTACTTTCTTCACAGGTTTAACGATGGGTATGGGTGGTGCAGCTCAAGAGTCAAACCTATTCTCGGAAGAGACAAAGAAAAGAATTTTAGAATCTGATTCCAATAGTCCTATAGTTAAGGAAGCTCAGAAACAAATAAAACTAGAACAAGAAACTACTGAACCTGTAGAAGAGAAAACTGTAACACTTTCAGAACCACAACCAACGTCGAAGGCAATGGCTAAAACCCTAAAGATATCTAACGGTCAAACATCTGATATAAATGTTTCAGGTGAAAAGGTAGGAGAGATAACTACGGAGACTGTTGGGGACAAGGTTCATATTAGGTATATTGATGTCAAGGGAAGTAACCAAAAGAAGGGTTACGCTAAGAAGGCATACCAAGACGCTGCGATTGAAGCAGAAAAGCAAGGTAAAGTTTTGGCTTCAGACAAGCTACAAACAAATGACCAAGCGAAAGGAGTTTGGGAAAGTTTAGTTCGTGACGGTGACGCTAAGAAGAATGAGGATGGTACTTACGAGATGGTTAAGGAACAGCCTGTAATAAGTTCTGAGAATTCATCGAACTATGCCAACATGACTGAGGATGAGGATGGGAACTTTGTATTCTTCCATGTCGGGAACGAAGGTTATGAGACTATAGAACCAAGAACAGGTGGTGATGCCACTTCAAAAGAAGAAGCTGCTGCCCTATCTAAAATTGGTGGAGCAGCGATGTACTACACTGATAATAAAGATTCTGAAAGAGAGTCAGGTTCAGGAGCAAAGTATGCCGTGAAAGTACCGAAGGATAAAGTTTATGACTTTAACAGTGACGAGTTAGGATTAATTGAAGAGGCTAGAACTAGACATGAAGAGGAGCATCCTGTAAAAGCATTCGATAAGAATACTCAGATGGCTTATATCACAAAAATAGCTGGAGAGAAAGGGTTTGATATGGTTGTTGGTGAGTGGAACGGAAGAACTCGTGCTCAGACAACTAAGGCATTAGCTCCTACTGACACTAGAGTTGATGGGAAGCAACAATTCCAAGAGGAATTCCAAAGCAATAAAGATAAAGGATTCGAGTCTGTTATACCACAAACTAGAGATGAAAAACTGAACGAGGTATATGATGAAATCAATGATGTAAAGAATAAGGCGGGTGTATATGATAACATGTATAGCCTTAAAGAAGATGCGTTACTAAGAAATAAAACTCAGGAACAAATAACAGAAGAAGTACAAGCGTCTGACTTATCACAGGAATTGAAGGACAAGTACATGGAAGCTCTTAACTCTGAGGTTGAGAATAGACGGTCTGTTAGTGCTACTGAAAATTTAGCTAAAAATTATAAAGAAAGGCTTACAAAAATAAAAGAAGAAAATCCTGAAGATTATTGGTCTGTAGACATACCATCTGATGAAGAAATTGAAAGTGCTGCTAAAGACGGTAGACTTGTCGATATTAATGGTGGAATGGGGATAGTTACTGCTGATGGAAATCTTATCGGATTGTTTAAGTATGACAAAAAAGCAAAAGGAACAGCTAAATCAGTACAGGAAGCAAGAATAAAATTAGGAGGTATAAAAACAGATAACTTTGATGGTTATCTAACTAAACTATACGAATCAAATGGTTTCAGAGTTGTTTCAAGAGTTCCTTTTAATGAAGAGTTCGCACCAGAAGGATGGAATGAAAAATCTCATGGCAGACCTGATATTGTAGCCATGGTATATGACCCAAATAAAGAGCTTGATATTGAAGAGAAAACATTTGCAGATTATGATGAGGCTATGGCATATAGGGATTCATATGTTGATAAAAAACAAGACGGAGTATCAGCACTAGTAGCGAAATTTAAGGGTGATAATAAAAAGGTATTGGCTCAGGTTGATAACGCTAAGAAGGCTATTGCAAAGGTATCGCCTGACACTAAAATAATTGTACATAATAATACCGACGAATATATTAAGTCAGGAGAAGAAAGAACACAAGGAGAAGCTGGAGCTTATGATTTAACCACCGATACAATACATATTAACCTTGAAAATGCCAACGAAAGAACGGTAGCTCATGAAGTGTTTCATGCTATACTTTTAAACAAAGGCATGAGCAATAAACAGGCTCAATCCATAACCGATAGAATGCTTGAAGCAGTTAAGAAAACTGCATCTCCTGAACTTATTGCTAAGATAGAGTTATTTAGTTCTCAATACGAGAACTCTTTGCAAAGCGAAGAAAGTATAGCGGAACTGTTTGGCATATTAGCCTCGGAATATGAAACGTTACCAAAGCCAACGCAGAGTTTAATCAAGAGATGGTTAGATGCACTAGCAAAACTATTTGGTCTAAAAACATTTACTGACTCTGATATTATTGGTATGCTTAATACCGTTTCTGGTAAAGTTCAAGAAGGCGTTGAGATTACTGAAGGAGATGTTAGTGTATTAAACGGAGAGGTTAGCGGAACTATAAATTCAAGTAAGGAAAGAAAACAGACAGTACTAAACGACTTTGAGTTGAAGAGGTTTCCTGTCAACCTTAAAACTACGGTGGAGGAAGGGGTTAGTTTAAGTAGGTTTAATGGTAAGAAGTCTAACCTGTTAGAGTCGGATAGAATGACTGGGGCTTATATACCAGATGCTGAAGGGAATCCAATTTTTAAATTCTTTGGAGGGCTATATTTCCCAGTTATTACAGGAAAATGGTGGGCATCTAGGACTATTAGTAAGGCTAATGGAATTGCTAAAAATATGAATAGTAATAGGGATTCTGATGGGTATATATATGCCACCCCAATAGTAATGAAGCCTAAGTCTCATATGAGTAACCAAGACATGTTTGATACGGTTTGGGAGTTCATGAAGTATGACCTAAGGTCTCCGTCTAGTAAACTAACAAAGAGTCAGTTCCATGAATATGTCAGCAAGGCTCTATCTCTAAAGTCAGTAAACTTGAAAGAGTCAGACTTAAACATTAACAAGTCAGACTCAATTGAAGTTATGATAAATAAGATGGACGGCTTATTAATCGGAGACAGTAAAACACTTTCCTTCGAAAAGAGGAGAAATATAATACAGGGAATACTTGGCGACCAAGTAGTTGGAAGTAAAAGAAAGTTTCCTACTGCTGGGTCTATATCAGAGGTGGCTAAGAAGTTTGAGGAAGAGAAAACATCGAAGGCTACAAAACTTTGGGATGTAGTTATGGTCATGAGAACTAAAGGGAATCTGACGGCAAAGGTTACTGAAAAGTCAGACGAGTTCTATCACAAGTCATATCCGTCAGAGATATCGTCAGACTCTGAGATTGAGGTTTTCTTTTTAGACGGGGCTTATGGCATAGATAGCACGTATCCTAAATTAACTAAATCTTCTGGAGGAGAATTTTCATGGAACGAATACGTTGACAGACATCCATCACAAAACATGGCATTGAGTCAGTATGGAAGGACTGCTAAACTTTCTAAGGCTAGTGGCAATATAAATTCTACACAAACCCGTAAACAGAACCCTAACAGACCATCAATAGAAGACGTTCGTGCCGAGGCGATAAAACTTGGACTGTCTGAGGCTGACCTAAAGTTAGCGTTACTGCAACTGGGATATACTGATGCTGAAATAAACTCGACAAAGGAACAGACAATGGCTGACGCTATTGACAAGTTCAAGATGTCTCAGAAGCGTGGCAATAAAAAGTCAGCGTCGGTTAAGTCTGCCATTGCTGATATGCAGTCTACTAATTGGTATAGACTTGCTTCGGATACAAGCCGTGAAGAAGCAGTCCGTGAACTGAAGAAAGAGCTAGGAGTTAAAATCAAGAAGGCTCCGTCTGTTAAGAAAGTTTCTGGTAAAAAAGCTGACAAGGTGACTGTAAATGAAATGACGGCACTTAAATCTCAAATTAGGTTAGAAGCTAAAGCTGCTAAGGGAGCTGTAAAGGCATACAAAGATGCGTCTAAGTCATTGGTAACTTATATTAAGCAAATGTCTAGGAATGGTGTAATAACATCGTCGCAGGCTATGGCAATAATTAAGAAAGTGTTGTCAACGAACATGCTTAACGAGAAGTTAGTTAATAATCTTATCAAATACGCTGACGGTATATTTGAAAATGCAGAATTATCTCAGAAAATTAGTAAGGCTAGAAAATTAAACAAGAACGCTAAACGAAATTTAAAGAGCAAGGTTGGAGCTTCAAGAGACTTGCAAGGAATTCTTTCTAACCTATTCTCAATAGACCCATCACTGATACCGTTGGATATGTTTGACATGTACTTTGACTTGGTTAGTGACTTTGGTCAGAGAAAGTCTGTACTAACATTGAAGGAGTCATCCCAAGTGATAAAGGATGCGTCTGACATAATTAACAACATAGAGGAAGGGATTGCTAAAGAAGAGAGAGAGAAATTACCTAAAGAAATCAACGAAGAGATTGAGGCTGACCTTGACGCTTACTTCGGAGACATACTATCTACTAAAATAGATAAGTCTAATTTAGATTCTGACGAGGCTATTGAACTAGCGAACTTCTTAAACTCACTTACCAAAGAAGACTTAGAGTCAATGGTTCGTAAGGACAAGAATGGATTCAATGACTATTCGATGTTGGAGAATTTAAAACTCGTTAAAGATAATTTAACTAACGGGTACACTCCAAGCATGGCTAGTAGTTTAAGGGTTTCAGTTAAAGGTAGTCGTTCGGCAACTGAAATGACTGACGTTATTAAGAACAAGTCAAAGAACATTAATATCGCTTTACTGTTCAACAGAACTTACGGAGTACTAAAATCAGCCTTTACAGGCAAAAGAAGTATGACTGAGTCAGTTAGAAGCACTATGACTACTGCGATTGATGACGTTTTAGGTAACTTCAATAGTAAGACCATATACAACGCCACTTTTGGTAGACTAGCTAAGGCATACGCTGCATTCGAAGCAGACTTAGCTACGAATGTTACCGTAAAATTAGATGCTGCCGACTTCTTACTCAACAAGACTAGGATTCCTACAGTTAAAAGACTTGTAAATGAAGTGCAAAAGTCAAAGTACAAGATACAGGCTTATAGACTACAGCGCGAGTATGAATCTAATCCAGAGAGTAATCAGGTAAGTCCTGCCATAGAATTCATTGACGCAACAATTAATGCGATTAAGGATAATAAGGAGGGTAATAATCTTAATGAAAGGGATATAGCTATACTTGAGTCTGTAAAGAATGACTTTGAAAGCGGTGGAGACATTAGCATGAAGAAGATAGAAGATAGTTTTTCAGATAACGAGAAGAAGGCTCTAAAACTTATTGACGAGGCTTCTGATATGGAGGCTAAGGCTTTATGGACTTCTACTGTGATTAGAGGTGACGGAATGAAGCCTATTAACAACTACGTCCACCACAACGTTAGTACTGATTCTGAAGTAGCTTCCGTCCTTAAAAAGTCAGGGAGAATGACCAACCCGTCAACAAAGTCAGGAACATTCAGAGAAAGAACTAAAGGAGCAAAGCCTATAAACTTTGACCCAATATCATCTACAGCAACTGGAGCTAGAGAGACACTGATTGACTACCATATGACTGAGGCTGTTAAGACGGTTAACTCTGCAGTAAAAAAGGTGAGAGACTCTATTGACGATGTTAAGGCTCAGAGAGAGGCTGTTAATGCAATAGAAAACGTCTTAAAGGAAACACTAGAGTCTGTTCTTAATAACCAGTTCACTGAACTAACGTTTGGAGACAAGGCTATACAAAAAATTAAAAAGCTAGGATACCAAGCAGCACTTGCATCTATTCCTAGAGCTGGAGCAGAACTTGGTAGTAACATGATGTACGCATTCACTAAGCCGACTGAGTTTTTGAGTGGTGTAAAAAACTTCTCTGGATTCAGTATGGGTTCTGAAGGTATGAACGCCATGAAGAATTTAGGGAGTAGTGAAACAATGAGACTGTACGACACAAACGCAATGACTAGTAAAATGGTAGACGCTGGGATGTCATACACTGGAGCACCCGAAAGTCAGAAGTCGATGAATGCTGTAGCTGAGAAGGTTAAGTATATATCTCAGTTTACTGGAGCAGGTCAAGTAAGAACCCTTGCAACGTCAGTGGCTGATAAACTAATATCAACCCCAGACAATGCAATATCAAGACCTATGTGGTTTGGTACATTCTCTAATGAATTTAAAAAGGAAACAGGGAAGTCTTTGACTAGTGAAGATATGTACAAAATATCTGATGGGACTAGTGAATACTTAAACGAAAACTATAAGGAAGCCAGAGACAAGGCTACAATTGTTGCGGATAGGGAACTAATCAAGATGGCAAGTAGCAAGAACCCATTCAATATTATTCCTAAAAATGTTCAGAAGCCGAATAGTTCGGCAGCAATGAAGATTTACAAAGGAGCGAATACATACATGGCTTCGTTTATGTTGAATGAGTATGTAACTGCTAGAAACGCAGTGCTATCTGTATTTGCTAAGGGAGATATGAGTAAGGCTCAGGCTGGTGCTGCTCTTACTGGGATTACGATGAGAATGTCTTCGTATATGATTTTATATTCGATTACTACAGGAGCATTCGACTCATTGTTTGGATTTGAAAGTGAAGACGATGAGGATGACTTGGAAGACTTGATGAAGAGACAATTACTTGGAGCACCTTTATCAATGATTACAGGTAGAGGTCTGGGTAACGTAGCTAAAATTCCAATAAACTACGGAGTTGAAATGTTTAATGAAGAATTTTTGTCTAGCCTTAGAAGTGGCGAAGACTATGACCCGTACAAGCACAGCGTAGTTTTCTCACAAGTTTCAGACAATGACTTAGCTAAAAAGAGTCCTGAAGAGATAGCTATAAAGACATTTGCTGGAGCATTTTCTCCAATAATATCTTCAGGTTCTAGGGCTTTTAAGGTTGTTAAGGGAGCTACTATGTCAGCTAAAGATGAAACTAAAGCTAAGTATAAAAAGGAGCTAGAAGATGTAATAATACTAGAATCATTAGGTAACTTAGGATTTGTACCGTTCTATAAGGATATTAGAAGAATGGTACGTAAAAATAATTTCAAAAACTTTGAAAAAGAAAAGTCAAAAAAGAAAAAAGAGAAGAAAAAGGACGTGTTCGGTAGAACTAAAGGTTTTTAATTAGGATTGTAATCGTTTATGAACGGGTACTTGTACATATAGAATCTTTTATTAAACTTGAACAGTCTCAAGTAGTCTAGCCTTACTCCGAACCCTAGCTTACAGAAAAGAACTGGAGCCGTCACCTGAAACGAAAACATTAGATTCGATTCGGGTGGCGTTATCTTTGCTCCGATTGCAAATTCTAGTCTGTTATTAAACTCAGGCAGGTTGGCATTGACTATAAGTATATCAGCCTCAGTAGAGAACATTCCTGTCACCCTCCATCCTAGATTCAATCCGTACTTGCAATTGATATCGGGACTAGTTAAGTTATAGCCAAACTCACCACCAAGAATAAACTTAGTCTTGATTGGGTACATGACCTCGGTATTTGCAAAGAACCCGTAAGGACTCAGTTGCACTGATAAGTCTACTTGCGCTGCACAATTGAAACTCAAAAGTATCAGCAATAGTCTTAGTGTTTTCATTATATATCCAATTTAATTATCTGTTCGTACTCAAGTTCATATATGCAACTGTCATCGAAACTAGCCGTGCCATAAAGAATGGTCTTAGTAGTTGGATTAGGTAAGTGCTTGGAATAGTGTTTGTTTATTCTGTACTTGTTACAGCTAAGGAGCAGTATTATTAGTAGTGCTAGTATTATTATCTCTAGTATTTCTCTTTTTCTATGCATAATTTTACCATTTTACCGTCTTTACCTTCGCAAACTGTAATTTTACCTTGTTTATATAACGCATTTAAAGCCTGTTTAATCAATGAATAATCTGTATCAAGCGCATTTATCAATTCAGCAGGAGTAGTCCCGCAATGACCTCCTGTGTTGTCGTGCTTCTGTTTTAGATGAGACTCTATACTACTCATTAATGTCATTTTCTTGAAGTCTATCATATTATTTTATATTTATCTCGATAACGTTTCTGTGATTCACTTAAATCTAGTAATTCAGATTTTATTAAAGTTCCATTATCTGTGTCAATTATGTTGTCTTGTATTTTTTCTAACGCTTCGAATAGGTCTATGATATTTTCTATTATAAAAAAGTGCGTCTTATTCATAACAAATTCGGGTAGTGTTTTTTGCTGACCAGGAGTTAATCTACCTTTTGGTAGTTTTAACTCTAATCCAATATAAACGCTTTTATAAATTAAAGTTATATCGGGGAGACCATTCCTATCAGTAAAGTGAATCCATCTACCATCCTTATACATTTTACCGCTGTTCTGCCTCCAAATATAATATCCTGCTCTTTTTAACAGTGTCTTACAATCATCAACCAAATCCTGCTCCTTTTTATAGACCTTATCCTTATATAAATCAACTAAGCTACCAATCTTTTCCAAGTACTCAATTCGTTCAGCTTTTATTTCTTTTACAGTGCCATCTGTTTCTCTTTCAATCTTTACTAAATTATCAACAGTCTTATTGACTATTGGCTTTTTTATAAAAGTTATGTCGTCAGTGGGATAACCGTTGTCGAATATTACATTAGCACAATCAATCATTATACACTTAGTTTTACCTTTATGTATTCTAATCCCACGCCCAACCATTTGCTTGTAAAGTCTAAGGGACTTTATTCCCCTAGCAAAAAGCATACACTCAATACTAGGCTCGTCAAACCCAAACGTAGCCATGTCAACATTTATTAGTACTTGGCATTTGTCATTATGAAAATCTTCATAAGACTTTTCAATTGCTTTCTCCTTCATTTTCGAATGAACACATAATGCATCTACATTCACCTTCCCAAATTCTTTTGAAAGTTCTTCTGCGTGTTCAATATTACTAGCGAAAACAATTGTTTTTAAATCTTTAGCTAATCTAAGCCATTCCTCAAGGGTATTGCTTAAAATATCTTGCTCTTGAAGTATTAATCCAGCTTGAGTTTGGTTGTAGTCACCGTTTACAACATCGACTTTAGTAAAATCTGGCTGTTTCTTTGACGTAAATACTTCTACATCTGTTAAATAGCCTTCTTTTATTAAATCGTTAACAGTAACCTCACTCACTATACTATCATAACCACTTAGCAAATAGCCGTTCTCATCTATTGGAGTGGCTGATAGTCCTATTATTTTTGATTCAGAATATGTTTCAAAAATATAGTCAATGTACTTTGACCCATGAGCGAAATGACATTCATCTATAAATATGAAATCGAAATGTTCCTTGACTTCACGAGAATATAATGACTGAACACTAGCTATGGTACAGTTTGATTTATTGTCTACAGTTTTACTACCAAGAATTAAGCTACCAAACCCAAAACTTCTTTGAGTCTGAGTAGCTAATTTTATTCTTGGAGTCGTGAACAAACATTTCTTACCGCTATTGATTATTTTTTCTATTACAAATTGACTAATCTTAGTTTTGCCACTTCCTGTAGGGCTGGAAATCAGAACTTTACGATTATTAGTAAGCTCAGTTCTCAGAGAGTCTACTATTTTATTTTGGTAATCTCTTAGTTTAAACATGCTTCCAAGTTTTTCTATTCTTAATCTCGCTTATTGTCTGAAAAGATACTCCATATTCATTACCTATTTCTAATAAACTTCTTTCATCTTTTCTAATATTTATTACTTCTTTTTTTGATAACTTAGTCTTCTTTAAGCCTTTAATACAAGCATGAATTTGGTTCTCTGAATTTGTGCACCACTCTAAATTAGAAACTACATTATTACTCTTTACCCCATCAATATGATTAACTTGATTCTTGTTTAATGGATTTTCAATAAAAGCGATAGCAACTAATCTATGTATTTTAAACCTTTTAGAGCAATTATTTTTACAAACTTTTAAAGATAAATACCCCTTATCATCCTTTTGTTGAGATAGTATTTTCTCTTTTCTAATTCTTACACCTCCAGAGGCTGATAATAATTGCTCTTTATTTAATGACTTTACTCTGCCATAACTAGAAATATGGTACAAGTCTTCGTAATCTTTTATAGGTTTCCAAATCTCATTAGGCAAACTTTTAAGTGATAAATTTTTAGCACCCTCCGTTATTATTCGTTTCTGGTAGTCTCTGAATTCTATCATACTATTAAAATTTTAATTCCCCGTCTTCCTCATGCTCATGCTCTGTTACTAATCTAATCCACCTTCCGTTCGAGTCTCGGCTCTCTTCTGGAGCTACCTTACCCTTGTAAATGCAGTATGATACCAACCACTTATAGAACTTGTTACGGCTGACCGATGTTTTTGCTTTTGGTGCAAAGTCAGGGTACTCGTCGATAAAGTCCATGTACAGTTCAGATTTAATTGACTTATTACCACTAGTAAAGTTTATCACCTTATCTGAAGGGTCTTGGTTATCAATTATTCCACACCACTCGATAAACTCATGGCAAGTATCTGCTGATAGTTTACGAATTTTTAGGTTAACGAACTCAGACTTAACTAGTCCCGTTTTTAGGTATCCCTTTAAACATCCAATCATATAGTTATCAAATTTTAACCATTCAGCCTCGTCCCACTCATCGAATAGATACCGACCAAATTCTTGGAACGGCGTATTGGTTCCTGAATAGTGTTGGTGCAGTTCTAGTTCCCACTTACGTCTGTCGAATGAATTACCTGTACCCTTAATGGCATAGTTTGTTGTTATCCCAATCTTAGGTGAGTTACTGAACGGAATTTTTATTGCGTCCTTATTCTTCTTCTCTAAAGTAATCCCCTCCGTAACGACACTGAACAAACGTTCAAAATCAAACCTGTTCTTAACGTCATCAAATACTAGTATCTGTGTGTCTGCTGAAACTAATTGGTAAGGGAACGACTTCTCAAAGTTAAACGCCTTTCCGTCAATAACCACCACCTTTTTCAGTTGGCTTAGTGCTTTCATTACAAGACCTTTACCTGTTCCGCCTTCGGGATTATCACTGATTATCTCGTCGTTAAGAATCACCGATGGACAATCCCCAGGTGGTTTATATCCGTGTAATAGGAACCCAATCGTTGACTCCATACTTTTCTTGCGCTGTTCATTAGACGAGCATACATTATTTATAAACCTCTTGAAGTCGCAGTCTGCGATTTCATTTGGTTCAAAGTCTCTGTCAATCACATGGTCTTTCCAAACGTATCCGCCAAGGTCAATGTAGTCAACCTTCTCAACTCCTTTCGGTGTTATTTCTACGGCAGTGTTTCTGAAGTATAGATGTGCCTTATGCTTTTCATCATCCACGAAATGAACCTTAACAGTTCCAAGTAGTGTCAAAAAATCTTCCTTGAAGAATCTTGTATTGTCAGCAAAGTAGTTGTAAACCGATTCATCGTTCAGGTCTAGTAAGTATTCTAGTACAAACGTTTTAATCTCCTTGTCACTCGTATGGTCTATGAGATTGTTTGTGACCTTTACGAATACGTAACTTTTAGTGTCTTCGGGACAGTACTTGTAAAAGCCATTGCTCTCCAAGAACTTTTTAAATGATATGTGTATAATTTTAATCACGCCCTTGTCAGACTTTTTCCAAAACTTATCCCCGCACACTTCCTTGTCTAACTTATCTGCAATCTGGTCAACCATATTATTGTCAACATTCATGTTCTGAAGCAGTTGCTTGATATCTTTCTTGGAAGAGCCTTCCCTCATGTTTGAGCGTAAGACTTCCAACTTCTCCTCGTCCTCGTAGTACTTAGTCCCAAAGTTAGCTACCTGCTGATACGCGCTATCCACGGTCTGTTTAATCTCAGACATTGGAAATCCTTTCTCTTGGTAGTTGCTAAGAATATTAAGTGCAGTGTCTTTATAAATTCCGAAGTCATTAAATGCCGAGGCTAGTATAAACGCATTATGGTTCCTGCCACCCTCAGTCATTGGGTATTTCTTTCTCCACCAGTGTAGTAGAATCTCAACAATTTTATTTGAGTCTGTAATTGGAACAGTCATTGCCCCTTTATTTTTTGATACTTCCTTGTACTCCTTCTCAGCAACGTTAGTCCATTCAACGGATTCTTCGTTTATGAAAATGTCTGGGTCATACGATTCGTAACAGACCCTACTAATATTTTTACTTGTAACGTCAAAGTGCGGAGACTCGTAGTACTCCTCAAGCGAATTGAAATAGTCCTTGTGCTTGTCAGCTTCCCTTGGGATTTTGACTAGCACTTTTAGACCATTGCCTGAAGGAGATACAAAGACTGAGTAGGTATACTTATCCTTTGAGAGTACATCCTTAGCCTCTTGCATCTTAGTCGGGGACTCGTACCCGTCAAAGTCTAGGCATATAATTCCACTGTGCTCGATTAGTTCCTTGTCAGCCCTACGCTTAAATTTTCCTGAAAAACAAACAGACGGCAAGCCTTGTTTTAAGACATTCCGTTTTGTTTTATCATCCTCGAAACGTATTGAATTTACCAAGTCCCGTGAAAGACCCTCTTTGATTCTAACTAAAACCTCAGTACATGGTCGGTAAAATGGTTGCTCCGTATCCTTAATATCTTTAAATACCGTTATTATATTTTCCATTTATTCTATTTGTTTTGCGTTCGGATACATTTTCATCCACTTCTTTAGCTGTCTATCGTTAACCAACGTGACAGTAGTCTTGTTGTCAATCTTTAGCTTGTAGCGTTTCATATAGTTTTAAATTAACTACGGAAGCCTCGACCCCTCAAGACCTCCGTAGTAGGGTTTAATTAGAATGGAACGTCTGAAGTTTCTTCTACCTTTACGAACTTAAATGCCGTTGTCTTGTAGAAAAACTTTTCCTCACCGTCCTTAGTGTACGACGTTCTCTTGAACTCGAACTCTACATCTACTAACGTACCAATCGGATGGTCTTTGTCAAAGTCTTTGGCGTACTTCAAGTACTCTCCACTCTTAAACATTTCAAACCGTCCAATCTGCGGATACTCTGCGTTCCTTGGATTTTCTTCTGTAACTTCAACAGACACTACAGCCCATTCGCCAGATTTACCTGTTCCTTCTTTTAATTCTGAGTCTGTGACTCTTCCTCTAAATGTATTCATTAAATTATATTTTGTTTCTCAACACAGGTTTGCGCAGTTGAGATTTGCGCCTTATTAAGCTGTTTCAGTAGCCTTGAGTAAACCTCAAAGCATTCACTTCGTTTAGTATTTAAGCCAATGATACACCGCTTGTTCCTGCGACCATTCATTTCCCGCCTTATTTTATGGTTTAACTTCTCTAGGTCTAACCTCATTCGCTCGACACTCAGTTTAATTGTGCCTACGACCCAGCCGTGTTCTCTTATGAATAAAATATCCTCCTCGGATACCTCTTTCAAGAAGTGGGCTATAAATCTACGAATAATAATCTCACCATTTACATTTTCTATATGAAAAGAACGAGAAATAATTGAGTTACCGCAATTACCTCGCTCATCCTTTACCGCTTGTTCCCAAATATCTATCATTCTATACATGCCTGAATCTTTTTAAATAGTAAGTAATAGTCCTTATCGTTCTTGACCTTGATGTCCATTCTCTCGCACCCTTTCAGTACCGCTGGATGCAACGTTGTTGCACCAAACGACTGCATATAGTCTGCAATCATTGTGGTGGTCATGCCCCGCTTCCAGCTCAAGTAGAATAGCATATGCCTTGGAACTGAATGCTTCCGTTTAATTGAGTCACTGAAAATGTCGTCAATAGTAATCCCGAACTCGTTTGCTACAAAGTCTGCGTATTGTCTAAATATCTTTCTCTTCATTTTAGTTTTATTTTTAAGTCTGTGCATACACCTAACTTCGGTTTATTATTGGATGGGTCGAATAGAAAGTCGATTGAATTACTATACCGTTTATTCATGGTATCGTGAACAATCCATTCCCCGTTAATCTGTGGGCATGACTCAGACTTGACAACGATTGTATCGCCAAACTTAAACATGCCGTTCCAATGACCAGTGCTAGGATGGTGCTTGCGCCTGTAATCGTCATTTATCAAGTCCCGTGACAGTGCCACCCATCGTATCTGCCTGTTCTTCAACTTTACTGGGTCTATCCTAGAACCATCAGCAGTACCGAACGGGTCACTGTCGCATTGACTTACTTGGGCGTTATAAGTAGTCGCCCTGTCTATTTCTATGTATCCATTCCCCGCAAATAATGCGGTGATTAATAGTATTATTCCCATGATTGTTTTGTTTTTAGAAGGGGCAATGCCCTTTGATTTGTTTCTCTTTGATTGACTTCCAATCCCTTTTCAATTTCTCTCTTATAGCTGTTCTTATGAATTTGCTCACATTAACATTATATGATTTAAGAACATCTAAACTTTCAGATTGAGTTTTAGAAATCATAATCGTCTTACGCTCAGTAAATTCCTTCATTTTATTATATTAATCGTATTCTTTATTCGGTTGTTAGGCTTAATACTAAAACAGCGTTAAACTATTAGCTTTTCTCATTTCTTTAATAGGTTTCAATAAATCTTCATATCCGCTAATACATTTGCCTATGTATTCGTGGCAGTATGATATTCTTGAAAGCCTTGATTTAGCATTATCATCGTTAGTGTTACCTATTTTACCGTTTTTTAGAGTTCCTCTCCATTTTTCACTTTTATTGTGATACAAACCTAAAGCAGGATTTACTGTTTTTATATAGACTTTACCCCCTTGATTTACAAACAATGAAGAAGTAAATTCACATATTTTAGTGCCTAACCCCATACCTTGAAAATCAGGTAATACAACTATCCTACTTATTGCAAATCCATTAGGACAACCTTTTCTTGGTTGATTAATCACAGCTACAATTCCGATTGGTTTATTATTCCATTCAAACAAAAAGAACTTACAACTTTTATTTACATCTTCTGTTAGATAATGATGCTTTTTAAAGATGTTCCAAGTATTAGACTCGACTCTACTAACTTGTAATTCGATTTTTGGTCTGCCTTGCCGAAGCCATTCGCCTCTTTCGAGTGCGCCTCCTTTTTGTGGTGAACAAGTCCAATCAGGCATTAACCATTCCATTATATCATAATGACAACTTGCTAAAATTATACGTTTGTTTGTTTTTCTAATGTACTTCTGTAAAGCAAAACTCATTGCTTTAGCTACATCTCTATCTACAACACTTGTATACTCATCAACTAAAATAACTTCATTGTCTTTAGCTTTGCCTACTTTATAAGCCAACTCTGCTCTATATTGCTCACCATTACTTAACAAGCGAAATGGTCTTAACCAAGTTGGTACACTACTTAAACCCATACTTGTTAGTAATAATGTTGCATCTTTAGGCTCTAACCAATCAAAGTTACTTATTAATGGTTTTTCGTAATCGAAATTACTTTTAGATAATTCACCTATTATTTTTAGAATAGTTGTTTTACCACTCCCACTACTGCCATAAATAACACCTATATTCCAATCAAAGTCTTTAGCTTCACTTAAATTAAATGACACCTCTACTTCTGTTTCTTCTTTGTTTTGTATATCAAAAGCATCATACACATATTTTGTGTAGTCATCATTTTTAATACTACTTTTTAGTTTTATTTTAGTCATAATCTTCTATTCTTTCGTGAAATATTCTAATAGGTTCATCTTTGCTATTTCTTAAATCTGCAAAAACATCACCAGATTCTTCATATTCACCTAAATAAACCATAGGTGTTTCTATTTTAGATATTGTTTCTTTATCTAATCCTTTTAAATCTTTTACTATTACTTTTTTCATTTTGTTTATATTTTTAAATTCCGTACTAAGCCTAACAATGGTTATAGTGCATATTTGCGAAAAGCAAATCCGACACCATACCCTTAGCGTTGTAAAACATATTATTGCTTATTATTTTTACTCATTTCGCAACCTTTACATTGTTTTTCACATCTTTTAAGTCCACCTTCTTTGGGGTCAGATAAGCAATAAAACGATTTTACAACAACATGCCTAGAATTTTAGTGACTCAATCGTTTCTTTTATTTTAGCCTGTAACTTATCCGCTTCCTCAACAGAACGATAAACCAAGTCTGATACTAGTTCCATAACTGGTCTAGCCACAGTACCGTTATTAACCATACTATCACGGGTTACTTCTTTTACAAACATTGGCTTTAGTTCGTTCTCAGGTCTGTAACTGCAAAAGAATAGTTTCTCTAGCTTACTGTTCACGGTGAACGCATGAACGCATTGGTTCACGTACTCTACAGGAATCTCGTCAGACAGAACCATTTTAAGGTGGTTTATTGCTTGGGGACATTTAATCTCAGCCTGTACCGTACAGTCCTCAGTAATTCCATCAGGACTAATACCTAACAGTTCATGGTCAGACTGAATCCATCCAATAGAAATAAAGTTATGCCCCGTGTACCGTGACAACTCCTCCAGCGCAATCGGTTCCAATTCATTTCCCCGTTCCATAGCAAACGAGGCGTATCCCTCGTCTGCATCCTCGTCAAACTCTTCAACGTGTTGTGCTAAAATCTTGTAAAATAATGTGTCTGAGTTTATAAACAGTTCTTTAGCCTTCGTTCCACCAATCTTACCCCACTTTATTGCAAACCATTCGTCTGTTCTCTGTTCAATATCAAAGTAGTACTTCATTTTAGTGTAGATTTAAGTTTTTCTTTCTCAGCCAGTACCTCTGGCGTTTTCTTTTCCTTATCCGAAAGCGCAATCCATTTCGAAGCCAATTCATCCAAGTCCTTTGATGACCTTAGACTCGTCAAACACTTTTCAATGTCAACGTCAACGGCACTGTCTTTGGTTGGTGCTTTCTTCACGATTCTAATCGCGTCCCACCACTCACCAAATGCTTTGATTCGTTTTGTAGTTAGCTGAATCTTTTTACCAGCCATCTCTTCAATGAATCCAGTATCGGTAACTTTCTTTAAAGTTTTACGGTTCTCACTGTTCAAAATAATTGGCTTACACTCTTCAAAGTATACGGTAATAACCGACTCCTCCGACTGAGACTTTTGATTGAACGTTGTCTCGCTCTTAACCTCCTTGATTGTCACTACTTTATCAACGGTCTTTCCGTTTTCGTCTTGCAAGTCCCATCCACCTAAGAATTTTGGGTCACGTAATTTGTCAATATGTGTCTTACTCATTTTATTTGTTTTTAATTAATCGTTCTATTCTTGTTTTTAAATCCTTTACCTCCAGTTTCAATTGCTCGTACTGTCTCTTGTAGTGGCTATCGTATTCCTTAGCCCACTGTTCTTTATCTTTATCTTTTATCAACATATCCTCCATTCATTATGAATTCAAAAAATTGTAAATCCTTTCCAACATAGTACATTAACTTTTTGTCCCTTGCTTCGTACAGGTTACGTAATCTTTCCATTCCGTTCCTTGCCGTAACCCTATCTCTACCAAATGCCGAAGCCATGTCTTTTTGGGTTCTATTCATGTTACTGTCGTTGTGGTAAACTAAGTACCTAGCCCAATTTAATTCGTCACCCCTCTTTCTAGTGTACAGGTCAGACTCTTCGACATTGAATATTTCACATACCCGCTCTATTAATGGCATGTCACCTATATTCTCAGGAGGTGTATAGTACTTGTAGTTTAAGAGTTCGTTAGACTCATATCTATGAATCCACTCTAAAACCGCTCTTTTATCAATTATCTTGTGTGATAATTCCCTAGACACTCCTAGCTTTAACTGTTCCTTTGTCATAATCTCTTTTTTTAACTCACAACCACCTCAAAGTCGATTCCTTCAACGTCTGAACTGGTATAATACTTAAACCAATACCCTAACCGTGAACATTGCTGAACCAAGTCGTGAAACAACTCGTCACTCTCTTGCTCAACCTCGAACCTGTCTATCTCAGCCCATTCACCTTGTCTTGTTATTATACATTTCATATCATTCGTTCAAATAGTTCCTTTTCTTGTTTCGTTGTCAACATAATCTCATCACCATCACCGTCATAGAGCCTTAACTCCTCAAGTACTAGCTCCATCTCTGAGCTATCGTTCTCAGGATTTATAGAGTACCGTCCCCATTGACGGAAGTATACCCTTAGAAATACTGTTCTGAACTTGTCCAACTGGTGCTCGTACTCCTTGTACTCTTCACCGTTCCAATCTAAATTTAATTTGTCCATACCTTTAAGTTTTCGACTGCGATTCCATGCTCCTTAGCATAGCAGTCCATTAATTCCTCGATTGTTACCTTTACAGGTTCTATTTCCTTGGCTTCTGACCAAAAAAGCGCACTTGTGTCGCAGTCTATATCTTCAATAGAGTCTGTATGCATAGGTGTAAGGTAGTGACCGTTAAATATTCCTATCACTAATCCTTTTGACCACACCGAACCATCCCTACCCCGTACCATCATCATTCGTGGGAATGGCTTTGGCAGTTTTATAATTTCCCATCCATAATTCATTACTTGGGCTTTTCTCCATCCGTCTACCATATTCTCGTCCTCGTCGATGCCGTAGTAAATAAAATCATCTTCAAAATCAATACAGTCTGCATCATAACCTAGAGACTCGAAATACTTTTTTACTTCCAATGCGTGTGCTTGGCTTTCTATTTTTATTACTTTCATGTCGTATATTTATTCTCCATCTCGACTAGTCTTTCTAGCGAGTACTCAATTATGTGTTTCTTGTTCAACTCATACTCATCACCCATAAACCTTCCCGTCACAAGTTTGTAAACATTCCCACTTACATGGTAGCCTATTTCAAAGCCTAAACCATTATCCCAAATTATTTTCATGTCGTTTTTCATCGTCATATTTTTTATATATAAATGTGTGTGCAAGGTACATTTAATTATTTTTATTTTACCCTTAAAAACGTCCCTTTTTAGACAATATAGAGCTTATCCTAGTGATAGTAAGAGTTTCAGAGGGGACGTTTTTTTTCCGAAAATCAGTAATATTGCAAAAACGTCCCATGTACAAGTCAATTTCTTGACAAGTACAGAGACATTCTAACTAACAGGATAATTTCTTATGCTTATTGTGGGACGATTTCTTGCTCCTTCATGTCTCTCTTATTAAGTAAACAATCCAAAACAATACCGTAGCCAGTGCTAGTGGCGTAAATATCGCTATCACTCTGCGTTGTTTATCATTCGACCTCTGTTAATTACCTCGTTCGCATCCTCTACAGTAATGTCGTAGTACTCTGCGAATCTCTGAACGCTTAGAAAATTGTTGACGTAGTCCAAGTACATTGACTGAATCATGTCTGGGTCAATCATTGAATTGTACTCAGCCTTGCTAATCCTAGTCCATGCCGTTTCTAAATCCGTTCCGTTCTGCATCTCCTTGATATAGAACCTACCGTTCTGCTCCTTGAGCATAATCCGTGAATCTGTTTGTTCTCTGTTAATCATAATTTTAGTTTTAAAATGGGAGTATTTCTTTTACTGGTGTACATTATTGTGTATTAAAGTATTATTTATTCGGTTGTTACCGCCAATACTACGGTAGTACCAATTCAAAATGCGGTCTATCATCGAATGATTGGTCTAATATAATTATACCGTCCATATCCCAATTACCACCCCATCTAACCTTGTGCGTTATTTTTCCAGTTTCAAATAGTATTTCTGAAACTACGTGGATAATTCCAGCCAAATAGCTTAAATGCTCGTTATCCCATTTAGCACCGTTATCAAAATATGGGTAAATATCAACAGCGAGTGATGGCGAATAATTGTGCTTCCCTTTCTTTTTTACACCATCTATTTTACTTTTCCCCTCATTAAAATATTGCAGTTGTTTTTTTAGGCTTCTTTCTCCTTCTGCAATACCAAAATCCACATTAGATAGTGAAATAGATTTATTCATTATTAACTGAATGTCTTTATG